GTGTGCTGGTACAGCTGCAAAGGAAGAAACAGTATCAGTAGTAGTAAAAGAACCTTGTTGTGCAATTACTGGTTTGGATAAGAACGTTTTAAGTTCTTGGGTATAAGAATCAGAAGAAGCCTCTACTAATTGTTGAGGGGTATACTGTGGTCTTGTGACTCCAACTGTTACTACATTAGCATCAGTATGGAAGGTGGTTGTAGCAGCATTAGCAGAAGCTAAAGTACCATCTACAACTTGAGGCACAAATGCGCCAGTGGCTGAGTCGATCTCAGCAGAGTTATTGTTTTGGGCAGCAAGTGAATCTCTTACAGACAACGCCACTTAACGGATGTCTGAGCACCATGTGATCTCTGATATTGGTAGGACTGCTACCGTCCCATCTGATAGTAAACCTAAATAGGTAAGGACTATAATCACTAAAGCAGTCGAAAAATGTATGGTACACGGATTTCTTTCAAGTTCGAAGGTAACCAGAAGTGAAGGGTATATTTTATAATACAATTGTGCGCAACCTCGCACAGAAGGGATACAAACGTTGCATCTACGTTACGTTTTAGCACTGAAAACATACAAAATTTCGTCAAAATGACAGGCCAGAAGAACATTAGCACATTTTTTCCAAAGCTAAAGTATGTTTCCGTCTTCTTATCCAAGGCATCACAAGTGATGACGAATAAGTAGCATTAGGATACACTCTAGTAGCCTTTGAAATAATGCGATCAGCATATTTATCCCAAGTATCCTTAGGATGTAGCGATAATTCTTCTAGGGTATTGATAATATTTTCACAAGCAATCTTTTCACTATCACTAGTATCCTTAGTCCAATAACAAATTTCTAAAACTACATCTAATTGCAACGGAGCAATATGACGCGCGAGATTTTCATCCCAGACCCAAGTTCTCTTAAGAAAGGAAACCTCGGTCAATTGTCTAAAGGGTATAGTAGCAGTTTGTTTGAGTTCAGTGGTATACTTGAGACCTAGCTCCGCCATATAACGTGGCAGAGTAAGCTCATTCATCAAAGGCCTCAAAGGGGGTATAACAGTAAAAACGTTATCATCACCCGTCAACATCAATACAACATTTTTACAATAATCCTGTGTTGATAAGTGTAAATCAGGATTTTCATTCAAAATTCTCACGTAACAATATCCAAATGCAATAGCATTATAGAAATTGTTTACGATGATTGTTAGAGGATTGCCACTGGGCATACTCCCCTTCCATTGAAATATTTGATCCCTAGATATATGTCTAGAGTTAGATATTTCTTTGAATAACATTTTTCTGATCTTGTTATCTTCACTAGGAGCATTTGGGTAGTAATACTGATTGATATGATCAACGATAATATCATGAATAGAAGCGTTGTGAGTACAATCAAAAGCAGAGTAATCACCAGCTCCAACCAAAGGTTTATTGATAGGATCAAATTTACCTAAAGTTCTTGCGATGTACTCCCACTCTGTAGAATAAGGATTGACTCCAATAGCAGACCAATTCTTTATTCTATTTCGTTTGTACATGACATCGAAATGTCCGAAATACATTCTAAAGAGAATCAGGAGATAAAATGGTCCAGCTGAAAACATTCTAGTTTTAACAGCTTCAATTTTATCAAAAGGTCTTCTTTCATCTTTCAGAGAATCAACGTAGTACCACAAGGGTCTATTTCCAGTATTGTACTGTGCAATAAGACTCTTGATAACATCATTAGTTTCTTGTATTGCTGAAAGACAATTAGAATCTTGCTCATCGTATGGGTATAATTCTCTTTTGATATTCCTGAAATTCGCCAAATTCATGGGCCAACCTGGACTCGTACTAGAAGCTATTCCGTACATTCCTTCTTCTTCATTTGTGCCATAAAGCGCTTCCATAACCGAATACACCCTAGGCACGCATGAAATTTCAGAAATATTAATTTGAAATTCAAAATACTGAGCACTCACATCACGCAAAATTGAAAGAGTATCAACATCGAAATTCAAGTGAGGTATATCATACTTAGCATAAGCTACTTCCATAGGATCAACTATAACATCATTTCGTATTACAGGCTTGAGAACAGCTCTTCCAGTCTTTGGAGCTATCGTACAACCATGCATTCGAGACTTGATAATACTTGATTTGTAACATCCAGCAGGAACCATACCATTAGGTACTTTACCTAGAGATGTAATGAACTCAGGAGAAAAAGCTTTTCCTTGAACTTCAACGTCATTTGTAGAAACTTCTTCCAAATCCAAAAGTTCTTTAAAAGTTTTTAGTTCGGTTGCAATTTCCTCTTG